CAAATAAGAGAAATAAGAAATCAAAAACTTTTTGAAACAGATTATTTTGCTATGTCAGATAACACTATGTCTGATGAAATGAAAGCATTTAGAAAATCTATGAGAGATATACCACAAGATTATTCAGCAGATAAATATGATGAACTACTTGCTAGAGATAGTGATGGAAAATTAACACATACAGTTTGGGAGAAACCATAATGCCAATAAGTAAAATACTTACAAGTTCTTATGCAACTTTAGATGCAACTAAATTATCTGGTAATCTTCCGGCTATTAGCGGTGCTAGTCTAACTGGGATTGCTGGTGGATTAACTGTAGCAGACCAATTTAGAGTTAATGCAACTTTTACTAATGATGCATTACCAATTACTTCTAACTGGGAAAGAATAGATACATCTGGTCAAGGTGTTATAACAGGTAGTCAAATGTCAGAAAGTTCTGGTATTTTTACTTTTCCTTCAACTGGAATATATTTAGTAAGATGGATTGCTGGTTGTAGAGCATATTCTGGTAATTCAGAGTCACAATACGAAGTTCAAATACAAGTTACTACAAATAATTCTTCTTATACTAGTATAGCAGAAAGTCATGCATGTGGCTCTGGTAGTAATTCAGACACTAGTGCAGTAGCTGAAACTTTTGTTGATGTCACTGATGTAGCAAATGTAAAAGTTAGAGTTGGTGTAATGTGCCAACAATCTAATACTATGACTTTAGCTGGTAGTTCAAAAAACGATAATTCACTTACCTTTACAAGAATGGGAGATACATAATGAGTAGACCATCAACAATAGAAGAAGCACTAGCACACATGCATAGCGGTCAATGGTTTGGTTGGACAGATAGCAGTAATAAAATTTATGCTAATTTAAAACTTTCTGACAAAGTTGGTGTTAATGGAAACATTGTAGATAATCCAATAACAGAATTACCTACCGAAGAAGAAGTTAATGCTAAACTTGTAGAATTACAAACAGCTTGGGATAATGCAAATGCTTAATCCTAAATGTGATTGCGAACTAAATAAAGAAGATTGCGATTGTCAGTAAATGCCATCTGTATCAGATAAAACTGAAATAGGTTTACCTCTTAAAAATCTTTTAGGTTTACTTGGAGCTGTAGCTACAGCTGTATGGGCATACTTCGGTATAATAGAAAGACTAAATAATATTGAAACACAAGGTAAATTAATGGTAGCTGATGTAGAAAAAAATACTGAGTTTAGAATTAAATGGCCCAGGGGAGAAATGGGATCTTTACCAGCAGATAATGAACAATTTATGTTAATTGAACATATAGCTGGACAAGTAGAAAAACATACAGAACAGCTTGAGGGTGGTATGCATAATAAAGTAAATATTGATTTTCTAAAAGATCAAGTAGCAAAACTTCAAGATGATGTAGAAAAATTAAAAGATAAAGTGAGGGAAGCCAATGGTCATTGAAACAGTTTTTGCTTTATGTATGTTTGTTAATGGATCTCTTGATGGTCATATGATGACAGATGGTTTATCAAAATGCTTAAAAGCTAAGCGTGAAGCTGAGAGAAATCTTAGCCAAAGCAGAGAAAATGTTATACAATATAGCTGTGGTCAAGTCGTTGCTGAACTTAGACCAGATAGTGAGGGTAACATGAAGATCTATAAAATTATAGAAGATAAATATTAATGAAAGTTTGGTTGCTAGTGTTGTTTATGCACACTCCAGAAATGCCAAGTGTTCGATATCAAGCTGAACTTTATGCAACAGACTTTGATTGTATAGAACAACAAGCTGCAGCTCTTAATAACTTTGAACAAAGATCTGAAGAATATAAAGATAGAACAAAGTTTGATGCACACTGTATAGAGTTTGATTCTTTTGAAATCCCATACTACAAACCACTAGGTACATAAGTGTAATATGTATGAAGTTTCAAGGAAACAAAGTGTTAGTAATAGGAGATGTTCATGATTCTCCAAAGCTATCTAAAGACAGACTTACCTGGATAGGTAAATACGCAAGAAAATCTAAACCAGATTATATAATTCAAATCGGAGACTTCGGCAGCTTCGATTCATTATCTAGTTTCCAAAAGAATGATACACAACAAGGCAAGTTAAAAGATGCTTTTATGGTTGATATACTTTCTCTTAGAAATGCGATTGATACTTTTAATAAAGCATTAAAGAATGATTCTATTCCTAGACATTGTACTATTGGTAATCACGAAATGAGAGTGCATAAGTTTGAAGAAAAGATTCCAGAAATACAAGGTCTAATGAAAAAAGCATTATACGATACTTTCCATGATAGAGGTTGGACTACTACAGAATATGGGGAGTTTAAATTTATAGGTGGAGTTGGTTTTGTCCATGCTCCTTTGAACATTATGGGTAAAGAATATGGAGGTAAAAATGGAGAGGTACAAGTAGCAAATGATACCCTACATGATGTCGTTTTTGGTCATACACATAAGCATAGAGATTGGAAAGCTCCCAAAATTGGCGATTCACAATGGGTAAGAATAGTCAATGTTGGTTGTAGTTTGCCGCAAGATCATGTAGAAGAATATGCAAAACTCAATATGACAGGGTGGTCCTGGGGTATTGTCGAACTTGATATATGGAGTAATCATATACAAGATAGTAAATTTATCTCTATGAGTAGATTGGAGAAAGAATATGGTTAGTAATTTATGGGCGAAAGCCAAAGATAGCTGGAGCGGTTTAAACAAAAGAGGTAAAATTCTTTTTAGTGCTGTTGCAGTAATTATACTTCTGATTATCTGGAACTGGATAATCTAATGCCTTTACCTTTATTATCGACAGTTGGTCCTTTAGCCAAGATGATCGGTGGTATTGTTGATAAAGCAATACCAGATAAAGACATGAAAGAGAAACTAAAGCATGAACTTAACACACAACTTATAAATGGAGAGCATGAAGAACTTATCGCAAAGTCTAGTATCATTAAAGCCGAAGCTGAATCTAAGCATTGGCTTACTGCTACTTGGCGGCCAGCTCTTATGTGGATTTGTATTATTGTTATCGCTAACAATTATATTATTGCTCCTTTCGCTAATGCTATATTCGGTACAAGTCTTTCGCTAAGTATACCAGATCCAATGTGGAATCTTCTAACTATTGGTGTTGGTGGGTACATAGCTGGTAGATCTGGCGAAAAAATAGCTCAGAAATGGAAAGAGAATGGCTAATTCGGTTAGATTTGACTAGTCATACCGAAGAAACATAAAAACTCGCTGAGAGCCAAAAAAAAGGGGATTACACGCATTTACGCATAATCCCCTAAAGAAGCGATGAAAAAGTCAACTAAATCAAATCTCACACACACATATTAATATTATTAACTAATATCTCTATATTATTGTTAAAATTTTTTCTAGTTTACCTTTCCTTTTGGCATTTGAGATGTCAGTAGAAAAAGCAGCCAAAACTCTTTTCCTACTCCTTTCTGCAACCACGCAGAAACCAGGAGGGTTGATGGATTTGTGCCACAGTGTTTCCACCACCAACCCTTAACTTGCGTTGTTAGATTTAAATTACAAAGACTAACACACCATACAAGTGTTCATTATGGCTTTGTTTATACTATGTCAATTCATAGACCAGGAATAAATTTAATAGGTTTTCCTGGGTGACACCTAAGTCGTTACTTCCTAACCATTATCCAGTTGGTGGTTACACCACCAGCTAGGATCTAAAATGGTATATCATCTACACTATCAGTTGAACTTGCAGCTACTGGTTTACTACCAGTTGCTTTCTCTCCAACCATTCTGATTACACCACTAAACTTTGGTACAAGTATTTCTGTTGTAGTCTTTTGATTGCCCTCAGAATCAGCATACTTTGAATACTCAATCTCGCCCTCAACATACAACATAGTACCTTTGTGTACATACTTCTCGATAGTCTCAGCTAGTCTTGGATCAAACACTTTGATCATATGCCATTGTGTTTTCTCCTGGTTAGTCTGACCTACCTTGTATCTTTTGTTGGTAGCCAAAGATAACTTTGCAAACTTTTCATCTTTTGTTGTTACTTTGATTTCTGGCTCTGAGCCAACTCTACCAATTAACATTACTTTATTAATCATCAGTTACTCCTATCTCTAAATTATTTATTAACTCTGAATCCATAATGGCTTCTTGCATCTTAGTAGTAATATCAACTGTCTTAAACATTCTCTCGTTGGTATTACCCCATTGATTCCAGAAACCAGCTTCAGTATCTAAACTAAACTTTACTTTAGAATGAACATTATCATTCAACTCTATAGTTCCAGAAACATATATTCTAGGTTTCATCTTTCTTTAGCTCCTTTGCTTTTGATTCATACTCAGCTGTAGCTTTCTGTACATACTTACTATTGTCAAACAATCCTAAGAATACATCAGCCGACATACCCAGATAACTCAAACCTTTTGTTAGAGCATCTGTCATAGCTTTCTTACTAGCTTCATCATCAAAACGATTTGTTTTACCTACAGATAGTTTCTGCATAGATGATATTGGACCATACTTGTACCAGATATCATCTTTATCTTTCCAAACAATCTTAACTTCTGCAGCTACATAAGTATCTGTGTAAGCATAGCTCACATCAAAACTCCAACCTTTACCACAAGGTCCAAAGGTTTCTGTCATCTTACCGATCTGCCACATAGGATCTATCGAAGTAATATCTCCAAATCCTTTGTTAATCTTTTTTGTAAACTTAGGATCTGTAACTTTCAGTTGATCCCAAATAATTTTATTTGGATTGTCTGTTCCTTTCATTGTACCTCCATACGATTATATTTTTGTTAAACTGATTCTTTCTTGTAACTCCAGAATCAATTATATCCTTACTAATTTTCAACTCAGTAAATCTTGGTCTTACTGATAATATTGTAATATTCAGTAGATCTGCTACTTCTTCTGGTGTAGCTCCATAACTACCTTTATTCTTTATTATCTGTAATACTTTAGTTCTCAAATATGGCAGCTTTTTGTTTATGTCATTCGCTGCATTTTTGCTAGTGTTCTGTTTCTTGTAACCAGCTGCTATTGGGTAATTCAAACTCATACGCTTGTTCTCCATTCAAATAAATTCTTGTTAAATTATTCTCAACAATCTTACCATCTCCTTTGAACTGTTCAAAAGCAACAAAGTCTGGTGGCTGTACATTTGTCATAACAAAATTCCAAAACATACACTCAGCATAAAACATTTGTTTGATGAACTCATCATCTCTCTCAATCTCATAGATCTTGTGTTGAGAATTACCAATCAATACAGATAGATACGCTTTATGAAATCTTGTAACCATCAGATAATGTTGTATCTGAGGATAGTATCTATGTGTAACATCTTTGAATGAAAATGGGCTGACATGCTTTGCTTCAAATATACAACCACTATCTGTAATACCATCAACACTTGCATACAAAAATTCTACAAGTTTAGATTGTATGATACCTGGTTTAAGTACTTGAATTTGTGTTTCTTTTGTAAACCATTCTCGATTGAAATCTTCGGTTACGATACCAAGTTGTACTGGTAAAACATCTGATAGATCTACAGGAGCTTTCTTACCTGTCTTGATCTCCCACAGATCTTTCCAATTACCATTTACAATTTCTTTGGCATCTGTACCACCAAGTCCTTTCATTTCTTCACGCTGCATATCTTCGTGAATAATAAAAGAAGTATTCATCTTGTTCTTCTTCGCCATAGTTCCCTTTCTTGTTTGTATTTAGTCATCAAAAGTCTTACCACATTTGACACTTTTTTGTTATCTTTTACATACTTACTATTGTACAATCTATCAAACTCAACAGCTTCTTCCATTGTAAAATACTTGTAAGCTAGTTTAGTAACAAATCTTCTTTTCCTCCTTATCAATACGATAGGATCTTCAATCTTCTTTCTTTTTACTATCCCTAATCGATTCAAGATTTGCTTCAAGTGTTGTACCATAATTGTTCTCCAATAACTTGTTTAAGTACCAAGCAGCTTTCATTAAATCTTCTTCTCCATTCTTCTTGGTATGTCTCTTAACATACTTTACAATATTAGCTTCCAAAAAATTTAGATCCCAATCAAGTATAACATCTGTAAGATGATATCTATTTTCGGTATAGTAATCTGGATTTGTATTATGTCTGGTCATAAACTTTTCTCATATATATTCTATGACCTTTCATTTTATTTCTTTTAAAATGATTGTTAATAGTATTAGTTACATTCTCAATCTTCTTCTTAATCCAATCTGGATTCATTGGTATTTCTGAAGTCTCATACTCCAGGACATACTTAATCTTAAGTGGATTTTCTTGCGATATCCTCATCATTTGGATCTCCTTTCATATTCATGTGTTCGGTACAAAACCATGTACGCATATAGTCATTACTGTAAATTCCTATCTTACCACAATGACATCTTTGATACTCTTGTTTTTCTTCTGGTGTCTTATTGAAAAACCACCAACCAGGTATCTTGATTAGTTTTTTCTTTTTAGCCACAGCTCACACTCAAGAGCTTCTGCCCAGCAACAGAACAAGTACCCAGATGGTTTTCGGATTCCTACTTCCCACTTAGATACAAGTCCTATTGCGACATTCATCTTTCTATCCAAAGCATTTTGTGTCAATCCCAGCTCCTTTCGTTTCTCAACGAACTGAGAAATCAGCTGTTTCTGGAACTTTTCTGTAAGTGCATAAGCCATACAAAAAAATACCTTGATTTTCATAAAATGTAAAGCTACGAAATAACTTTCAATTCCTTCTGAGAAAAACTAGGGCAGTTATCCTTTCGGCTGCCCTAGAACTTCTACTGGCTCAATAGCATCTTGCATAGCTCCAAAAGTATCTTCTTCATATTTATCTATTTCATCAGTTACTTCTTGAAGCTGTCTTTCCAAAATCTTTTTGACTTCGGCAAGACTTACAAGAATATCTTTTAGTTTTTTTTCACGATCATGTAGGTAATCTACTCTATCGTTTTCTTGTTCTTGATTGTCAAGAAATGCTCTACCCATTATGCTCATTGTTTTCCCTTTCGTTTTCATCAATGATAGCTTGATATTTACCAATAATATTCTCTATCATATTGATAGCATCATCATACTTAGTGATCTTTGGTCTAGGATCTTCAATAAGTTTTCTGACATTTTTTAACTCATCAATAAAATTTTGTACATCATTCATACTACCACTCACTCGCTTTCATTATAGTCAATACTCTTATAGTCTGACTAGGATCAGATGCATCTGGACTATGATACATCATAGCATTATCTTTATAATCTATCTTCCAGAAAATCTTTTCTTTCTGATACATAAAGTTTCCAAAGTCTCTTTCTCCATACGGATTGTTATCTTCTGTAAAATTTCTATACAAAGCAACATTATTTAAGAACTGCATTTTATTCATACCATTTGCAAATACACTAGCTCCTTTAGTAATATATGCTTTGTCTTTACTATCAGCTTTGAATAACTCTCCAGTAATTAGTTTCTTACGAAGCTCGTCATTGAGAAGTGCTATCTTCTCAATCTTCGGTAGCTTCTTATCGTTTAGAACTTTTTGATCTACCATCTAACCACTCCTTTTCACTTTTAGATAAATTATCAAACTCTTCTATCCAAATTTCTTTAGATACTTTATCAAAATTACTTTTAAGTATTTTCTCAATAGCATTTAACTTATCTGTAAGATAACTTATTCTAGATTCAATCTTTACAATAGCTTTATTAAGTTTCTCAACCAAAGCTAGATTCAGTCTTTGATCCAGGCTCGTTATCTGGCTCTCCAAACTCTCCATAGTTCTGTTCCTTTCGTTTGTAATCTCTATCAACATCACGCACAACCTTGTGTCGTTTGTAATATCTTGTAATTATGTATGAGAAATCCTCATCAAGAAGTATTCGGTAGTACCAAATACCTCTACGCTTGACATAACCATATGCTGCACTTGTTGCTACACCTCTAAGTATTCGGTAACCAAACCTTGTCGCTGTTCTGAATATCATTTTCATTCCTTTCTGTTAAAAAACTATAACTAGAACTATTACTTTCCACACAGTAATAGCACAAATCATCTTCAATATACTGATGTCCATTACACTTTGGACACACTTCTGGTGTCTCCATATCCCTTTCTCCTTTCGACTTGCTCTTTACAAGCAATAAATACTGTAGTTATACTACTATTTTGGCAATAATTAGGCAATCTTTTCCATCTAGGATCTTTGATCATCTTATCTGCTACATAGAAATACAACCTCATGTTGTTGTCTACAATATCACTGTTCTTCAACATATATTCTGACTTCATCTTTCTCTCCCTCCTCGGTAAACCTTACAGCTATCTCTTTGATACTGTGGAAATCTCTTTCAATATCTCCACTATCCTCATCTTTATCAAAGTCATATTTACTTATAAAAGTCTTACCACATATCACGACTTTACAATCTGATGATATGCGGTTTACTTTGCATATTATATCTTTTAGTTGTTCCATAGTTGGTTTCATAATACTAATCCTTTCAATACAATTATATTCTCTTGAGAATCTAATGATCCCTCTTCATCATACTTACTTACAAACTCAGATCTAACTTCTCTCAGTAAAGTTACTTTAAAATCTGATGTAACATATACTTCTATGTTCTCATCATATTTGCTCAATATATCTGTAAGTTGTTTTATCTTCATAGCTCCTCGCTTTCGGTTATCTCAAACCAATTTTTTTTTAGATGCAAGAGGGTATATTTCAACCCTCTCGCAATATGTATTACTGATCAAACAATGGTACTGTATCTCCAACTTGTAAAACTGGATCTACCTTGTGTCCATTCTTTGACCACCAGCTGTTAACAACCTTGTTGTTGTCTTGCTTTTTCTCAAAACTCATTGGCTTTGATCTGTATGGTACATAGTCTTTACCAATCACAGACTTGAAGAAATCCTTGGTAGCATTGATTTGAATACCAAGTAATTCTACATTGTATTGTAGATTGTTCATACCGATTGACAACTGCTGTAACTTGTTACCAGTTACCTCTTGATTGTTCTGATATGCTTCTTGAGTACCAATATAACTACCATTATCTTCTGATACCATTCTCAACTTGTTCTCAAGTTTGTCTACAGCTTTCTGAGCTGAATCCTTTCTTTTCTCAAGTCTTGCAATATTTGAATTGAGATCATACTCAATAGATTTGAGATCATCTTCAGCTATCTCAGCTTTGTATAAAATACCCAAACCATTTGTAGTATTTTCGTATTTGTCATGTAATATAACTTCGTGTTGCATAATCGCTCCTTTCGAAATCTCATCTGAAGTAAGCTCATCTTACTCAAGATTGAATGACTTGATTATGCAAATAGAAAATCATCTCTAGTCATAGCTTGTTCTCGTATAGGGAGATCCTACGCACTTGAGGATCGACCAGCATGAAGCGGAACATAGCTTGACTTGGGATTTTCTGATTTGCTATAATCATACATCTTGATATGATAGAGGTCTACCTCATACCACATCTTGTTATCACTAATTAACTCTTGACACCTCAGAATACTCAAGTATCCTTACGACAGGCATGAACGAATTATCAAACAAGAATGATGAACTAACCGACAAACAGAAGAAGTTAGTTGATACTATCGTAACCACAGGGTGTAGCATAACCGAAGCAGCAGAAATTGCTGGATATTCAACGAAAAAGAGTAAAGATACAGCCAGGGTAATAGCATCTCGTACATTACGAATCCCAAAGGTACAGCAATACATGATGCGTCAAGTATCTAGTCAGATAGGACTAGGAGCTGTAACCGCTAGTAATAAACTCATCAAGTTAGCAGAATCAGCTAAGTCAGAGTATGTACAACTAGAAGCCAGTAAAGATATACTGGACAGGGTGGGATTACGCACAGCCGAGAAGATAAAGCACGATGTAACAGGAGACATAAAGGTCAGTATAGACTTGAGCTAACTTGACGAGTAGGGGGTTAGAAAAGTACAACGCTGACATAGTGATAGGTACTACTCTAACAATAAAGCTCAAAAAAGCTCTATGTTAATGTGCATAGAAAAAATATCATAAACTGATAAGGTTAGATTGACACTAATGTGGTACATATTGTACAAACTATACTGGTTAAGTAGAAGTGTCGGTGGTCGACCACTTTAACTAAAACAAAGGAGTATAGAATGATGTATGGTAGTGCCATGAAAGGTAAAAAGAAAACAAAGAAAGCTAAGAAACAAGCAGCTACTGCAGTTGCTATGAAGAAAGCTGGTAAGAAGCCAAAGAAGAAAATGAATTACTAATGGCTAAGAAGTCTACAGTAAATAAATCTGGAAACTACACGAAGCCTACAAT